GACGTTCGCGCCGGCCGTGCTCTGACTGACGTTTGCCACACCATCTAATCCAATGTCAAACAAGTATAGCGTAGAACAAGTCGAATTGGCACCCGCGGCTAAGGTGTCACCAAATCCGATGAACGCTTGCACGTTTGAAACGCGAGCGCCGGTGTTCGCAATCGAGAGTACACTGACATACGTGTTCCCGATGACCGAGGTTGCGTTACTCACATCCAGTACAAACTTCGCAACGGCATGTTCCTTTCCAACCTTTGCCGCAGCGGCGGACAATTTACTATACGCCCGCACCGCATACTGATATTCGCTATTTGCGGATGTTGCGGTGGCGTTCGTAATAAACTCCGCGGCGACTAGTGTGTTTGCGGTGGCGGTATTGGCGTTCACGTTTGCGGTCAATACGCTCCGAAGCACTACTGCGGCCGGATAGGTCGAAGTCGTGACATACGAAATACCATTACCAAAGATATCACTCGCTGCAATCTTTTTGGTAATAGGCGTTCCTGTCGGATCGTCTACGACCACAAAGAGATCGTCTGATGAAAGGGTCGTTAACTGTGTGAGTTCGGTAATCTTTTTATCTGCCATATGTCATCCGTTATTATCTAAAGTTGATACTTCTGGTTGAGTTTCAACACCTGCGAGAAGCACATCGCAGGCTTGAATGGCACCGCTCAATTGAGCCAACTGCCCTTGTATCGAGACCAACTCTTCATTTAATTCTTGCGTTCGTCGTTGTAATGCCGCGAAAATTTCGGTCCACTGGGTTTTCCGCTGTTCAACTACAGTCACATCAATCCTACTCATTATAGAACCTCCATAGTAACTATTTAGCAACCATCCTAATCCTAAATATTCTTCTTCGCTTTTGCTTCTTCTTCCGCTTTCTGGACTTTAACTTTTGTGTCAAATTTCAAATGCCGACGTGGATGAATCACCACAACGGACTTGTTGGTGTCCGTATCTTCGGGGACGCGCTCATTCGGGTCGATATCTCCGTCATTATCAGGCTCATCAATAGTCACGTAAGGGGTATCGTCGGTGCGTAACCACGACGAATCGTTAACTAACGTGCTCACAACTCGACTAACTTGTGCTTCATCCGATTCCGTGAGTCGGCGTTTACGTCCCATATACATCTCCTTCAACGGACCCAAGCGGTCCTGAATGACCTTCATAAATCGTTTCGCGACCGCATCTTGTTGTGCGCCCGAAATTAGAATCTTCTTGAGATTAGTCAAATCCCCTTGTTGTGCGTATCGACGGGCCACGGTACCACTAACTTTTGAGGCGTCCATAGATCCCGTTCGGGGCAAGGCTTCAACGCGCACCAGCGCCCGCTGCTTTGGATCTTCTGCTTTTTGCCACGACCCCGCCATCTTTTCAAACCCCGCTTCGCGGTCTTCTCCGACAAGTAGGGTAATCGTACGATACCCCTTGTCGAGTGCCCATGTGAGCGCCTCGGCGGGTGTGCGTACGGACGCGGGGCCCATAATCAACCCAGGCACACTCCGACGAATCACCGACACTTTATCGTCATACGATAGTGGGTTTTTACGATCTTGTGTGTGAGAGACAAAGACGGCGACATCCGCGTTGTCGCGCCGCGCACGAGTCAGCGCATTCTTGAATAGGAGTTCGTGCCCAATCGTGGGGGGCTGAAACCGACCGAAGATGAGAAAAATAGCCTTTGCCATATAACTAATTTAGGTAATTCAATAATTGGTGTAGGCTACTCATGGACGACGTGTGATGAATCCCCAACCCACCCGCCATCTCCCATTCGCGAATATTCTTGGGAAAGTCATCGATGAGGACTGGAGCGGGGGATCCAATTGCCCGCTGCGCTTTCGCGTACTTTTGTTTATCTTCTCGTCGCACCACTAATACATTCTTCGCGGGGACATTCTGAAAAAATCGGGTAATCCAATTAATCTTATCTTGCGTACTAACCTTTCGCATGACCGGATCACGATACCATTCATCGGGAATTGCGGTAAGGATGGATAACTTGATTTGCTTTTTATCGCGCAATTTGACGAGTCCAGCAATTAACCCTTTAGCATCGGGGAGTAACGGGAGAGTCGCAAATAGATGCGGTTTCTTTTTGGCAATAATAGCCCAACCATTCTTATTGACGAGAAAATTATTGACCTGCGCAGGTGCGACACCAAAATCGCGTTGCATTCCTTCGTAAAAATTGGCCAACACGCCGTCAACATCGCAAAAGACATGCGGGATTTTTCCATCCGGAAATGGGGATTCGCCCAAGAGGGACGGAAAAAGAATGTCGAGCGAGGGATGGTGGATAGACATGTTATAGTATTTAGGAATTACACTAACCGCACATCACGTTTTAACCGTGCATTCCGTTTTACGTACGAGGGAGGTCCTGGCAAATCAAATGAGACGGGATTGATAATCTCGTCCCAATCTTTGACCTTCCGAAAAAACCGCTTTACCGAAGGATGCGACTCATCCCCGAGAAACGTTTCGTGGTAGTATTGTACCGCAGGGAGTCGCCCCCCTTTATTACGAAATTCTTCTTTAATGGCGCGGGTCGTTAGGGGTGTGCGCGGATTCAAATAATACCATTCTTCGACGCAATCATGTGCATAGGCCTCTACTTCGTCCATATCGCCCAAATACGTTTGGGTTTGTAACACTCGCTTAGGTAAATTTGGCAACGCATGGGGTCGAAATATTAAGACGTTATCCAGTCGCCGTCCATTTTCAAATTGTGCCCGATGCACCAGTTCATGCGAAAGGCACTTCAAAAATCGATACTTGAAGTATTCCCACGACTCTTTCGATAACTCTAGTCGGTTGGTACTCGGATGAATACACAAGATGATTTTAATTCGTGCTGGTTTTTTGGGTGTCGATTCATAGCAGTACCCACCGATCGCGGGGTAGTATTGCCCATTATTTTCGACGGACGAACCAAACCGCTTTGTGATTTCTCGAACCACACGCACACGAGTCCCCTTTAATTGCTGGTTTAAGGTATCAATAAACGTCTTTACGTTGATAGACCGTCCATTCGTTATGGTACGCGTAATTACCGTGTCAAACACAGCGGTGACAATTGGATATAGTTCTTGCAAATTGCGGGACAATGACTGGTTTAAGATTTGAAGATTCACAATAGTAGCCTCCTATTTAGACCTTCACGTCCTATACCATAATGCGGTTCTTTTATATTTAGAACGTAATTTTTGTTTTATTACTGCCCTTTAAGGAAGACCGCAAATTTCCCCGTGAAAGTTCGGTGGTATCAGGAACATATGCCGTTGGCTGACGAGACCCACTCGACGGTTTCATCTTTTTGCCACCCGACTTCTGTCGCGATTCCCCCGACTCAGGGGTTGGAATAGGATCAGAAAGATATTGTTGATACTCGTCGTTGGAAAGCCGCATTTTGCTGCGGTCCACTTTAATGGTAAAGCGTCGATACTTAGAAGTATCCGCATACCGATTCTTCAACTGCTTGACCATTAGCAGACCATCTTGTTCCAGTTCTTCACTGGTGACCAACGCCACCTGTAAGTCTGCCGTTTGCGGCAAGCCAAACGATTCGCTGGTATTGGTCAACGACGGGTCGCTATTGTCAAATCCTTCTCGATTGAACTGAGTGGCCGTGAGACACGGAAGATTGTATTCGACCGCCAGCCCACGTAGTTCTTCCGCAATCGATTTCACGTAGGTATAGGAGTTGGTCTGACCACCCGCCTTGAAGCGCACAGACGAACAGATATTGATATAATCCACAATGAGCAAGTCTGGAACGAACGACTTCTTGAGCGCGAGTTCATCCAGTAGCACACGGAAGTGACCCACGTTACCACCGCTCGTGGGGTATTCCTTGATAATCAATTTGCCAAACGCTTGGCGCTGATGGAGTTTCGCAAACGCGGACTCATACATCGACTTGGGCATCTGCTCCAACGTATCCATCGTCACATCAAGCAGATTCGCGTCGATACGCTGGGCGATGCGTTCTTCCGCCATTTCCATTGTTACATACAGCACTCGTTTCCCCTGCGCAATCGTGGCTGCGGCCACATGACACAGAAACAGCGACTTTCCGACGTTTGTGCCGGCAACAATAACGTTCAAGGTCTTGGGCGTCAACCCACCACCTGTAATCTTATTAAACAAATCGAGGTCAAACGGAATGCGCGTCTGTTCCTGATGATACAGGTCATACCGACTGAGAATATCTTCGAAGTAATCATGCCCGATATGAGTACGAAACCCGACCGAGAGCGCATCTTTGAGCAGCGCCGGCACGGCGGCCGCTGAGGCAAAATCTTTATCAATCAGCGTAATCGATTCAGAAATGGCGAGATACAGCGCCCGCTGCTTACAGAACTCTTCCGTCTGATCAATCAACCACTGCCGACGACCACTATCGATACGAGCAATCGCCGCAACATCAGTCAGTAATGTAGACACATCGGTATACGCTCCACCAGACAGCGAGGCTTGGTCGAGGGAGAGTTTCAATGCGTCGATGGTGGGTGAGACCTTATATGACGATACAAACCCGTGAATCAAATCGTAGAGGGTTTGGGTGGGAGTGCTAGCGAAATACTCCTTCTTCAAAAACGGCAACACACGCCGGGTGTACTCTTCATCACGAATCAGATGTGCCAGAATCAATGGCTCGATCATTCAATAACTCCTTGTGTGGGATGCGGGTCATGGTGGCTGTGCCCCATCGTTCTCCCCGCACCCACTCAATTACTTCGTCAACCAACACAATTCGCAAGTGCGTGACGTTGTTGCCCCACATAATATCTTCAACCCACGAACGGCACGTCGCCAATTCACTCGGTCTCATCGTCCAGTGTATCCGTGGTGGGTGCGGTGATTCCAATTCCTGCGCCATAACTAAACTGCGCCCGCACATACTTCTCGTTCAGTTCGTTTAGGAAATCATCCGTGAAGAACTTCTCCGGTGCTTCTTGAATCTTTCCCATAAAGACGGGTTTCTGATTGGGGAAGGTATATTTACCGCCGCTGTGTTCCACCATACCCGCATCAACCGCCATATCCAGCAGCCCATAATACTTGTCGAGCCCGCCCGAGTACGAGATGCGCACTTCGACTTCGCTGTTCTCTCGCGACAACCGTGACTTGAACATCTTCGCGGTGACGATACTCCCAATGATATTCTTGTCCTTGTCACGATCCTTCGACTTCGACAGCATCGCAATGGAGTCGCTGACGTAAATCAGACCAGACCCACCGCTCATCGCCTTGGTGGGCACGTACGAGTTGTGCGTCACTACCCCGTTGTCCAACATATAATGATGCACATCTTTAACTGTAAAATCATAGACAGTTGTTGGGGCGTCGTTCTTTGTAATCTTGGCAATCTTCATATCATGTCCTTTCGTGAAAACTCAACAAATCATATATATAGAGAGATAGGTAAACGTTTTTATGAAGCACAAGCATCATATTATACCACGGCACATGGGTGGCACAGACGATCCGGCCAATCTTGTAGAACTGACCGTATTGGAACACGCGGATGCTCATCGCGTCTTATACGAGCAATACGGAAAAATTCAAGACAAAATCGCCTGGCTAATGCTATCAGGCAAAACCACTGAAGCCGAGAAATTGCGTATCGCGCTTGCAATCGACGCATTTCAAAAATTTGTGAAAGACCCCATTCGTAGTGAATCGTGGCGTCAAAAAATTTCTGAAAGTCTGCGCGGAAAACAGCATAGCGACGAAACCAAAAAGAAACGCTCGGAATCGTTACGAGACGCATATAAAAACAACCCCGAATTACGACAGCGACGTTCAATCGCTTCAGCACAACGCGCCGATCAATATCGCGAACGAATGAAAAATGGTCTCGCCGAAAAAATGTCGGCGGCGAGAAAAGCATCTGAGACGTGGCAAGCGGCCGTTCGTAGCCCTGAATGTCGTCAGAAAAAATCATTATCGGATCCTCGCCGCCGAGCAGTGATTGTTGAAGGGCATCTGTATCATGGATTGCGAGAAGCGGCTCGTCAAACAGGATACACCTACAACAAATTACGCTGGCACCTCGTCCATAACACCAACCCGGATTTCATCCGTTACGCTTAGTTCATCAGCACGACGCCACCGACCATCGGTTGTCATAAACTTATGATTTGGGGTGGCCTGAACAATAGTGCCATCTTCAAATTCAATATCATAGGTTTCATTCACATCATACTGATACAGGTCAGTGACTGGATGTGGCCCGTTGAGTGTTTGAACCATATCACCAACGGCAATATCCGTAATGTTCTTAACAGACCCATCTGACATAATGACATGTGCGGAATCTGACAGGCATCCGATGACATTATACACATGGTTCGTCGCAATCATCGGCACATTGAGTTTCGACAGACGCAGCCGCAGCACACGGAAGGTGCCGCGAATCAGACCCGCCTTGGTCATGTCTCGCGTGTCCTTCTCCGAACGGATGTCTTCGACTTCCTTGGCGCTCGATAGATTGCCAAGCGAGTCGAGCACCATCAGCATCGGCTGACGACCCTTCTTCGGAGTCTCATCATAGCGGTCAAGAATCTGTAATGCCGTCTGCCGAAACTGCTCAATTGTTTCGGGCTCTGACTTGACGAGACGGGTAAGGTCAATCCCGCGCTCAGAGAGCATCTGGTTCGTGACTGCGCTTTCTGTGTCGAAGTAAATCACGCCGCCATCAGGATTATCTTCCATCCACTGTTTGACGACGCCCAAGACGAAGAAGGTTTTACCCGTTGCCGGGTCACCTGCGAATACGGTAATCTTATTGTTCGGCATACCTCCAAACAACGACCCACTCAACGCCGCATTGAGGGCATAACTTCCCGTATTAATATACCCATCAAACTCAGACGAACTCAGTCCATCGGCGGCGACGGTAGTCATAGCGGGAAGGTCTTTAATCAGTGTGCGGAAAAATGACATAATGAAGGCTCCTTGAATGAATAGTATATCACAACTTCCCGTACGGGAAATTGTGATGACAGTAGGTTCAGATTAATAAAAATATTCCCGATCGGGTATGTTAGACAGCATCATGTTCTCCGTATTGTATCACGACAATGGAAGCGCAACAGATTCAATTCTTTGCTGGGCCAATACCGCATACTCAGGGTTCAATTCCACCCCGATACCATTACGACTAAGTTGTTTCGCGACGGCCAAGGTGGTGCCGGATCCCAAGAACGGATCGAGCACAGTATCTCCAGGCGCACTCCCTGCGAGAATACATGGCTCGACGAGGGCGGGTGGGAACGTCGCAAAATGTGCCCCCTTATAATTCGATGGAGAAATTGTCCAAACCGATCGCTTATTGGCAGTTGGATAAGATTTCGTTAAGCCTGAATGTGGCTGTAACCCACTACCCTCATTGTGATACTTCCCGTTGCTTCGGTCTCGCGTACCCCAATCCTGTTTGGCGGGAGTCTTAATCGCCTCCGCATTAAAATAATACGTACGAGATTTAGTGAGTAGAAAGAGATACTCGTGATTTTTAGTACACCGATCCTTCACACTCTCAGGCATACAGGTGGTCTTGTGCCAAATAATGTCTTGGCGCAAATACCAGCCGTCTCTGCGTAACGCAAACGCCAGCATCCACGGAATGCCAATCAGGTCTTTCGGCTTCATCCCATCAGGAATAATACCCCCGTGCGTGGGCCCCACATTGCGATGGATTTCTCCCTTACCGATATTGCCTTCGGGGCCTTTACCACTGCCTGCATAGGAATCGCCAATGTTCACCCAGAGAGTACCGTCAGGTGTGAGCACTCGCCGCACTTCGCGAAAGACACCGACGAGCGTATCTATAAACGCATCGGGGTCGCGTTCTAGCCCAATCTGTTCAGACATGCCATAGTCACGCAATCCAAAATACGGCGGACTTGTCACACAACAGCGCACAGTATTATCAGGAATGGTCGCCAACTGCGACCGTACATCACCCTGTAAAATGGTGTGAGTCATCGTCATAGTATAGCACACTAAAATAATGCCGGCGCCAGACGTTCGGCATTAGTATCTAATCGGTCTTGTGCTAATTTCACATATTCAGGATTCAGTTCAATGCCAATATAGTTCCGACGTTCATTCTGTGCCGCAATACCTGTCGTCGCAGCGCCGTTGAACGGATCAAGAATCGTATCGCCTTGGTTGCTTCCCGCTTTGATACATAGCGTCGGGAGTTCTAACGGGAACGTCGCAAAGTGCGCGCCTTCAAAACTTTGTGTCGCAATTTTCCAGACCGACCGACGATTACGAACGCCACGTTCTAGGACACCCTTTGCGGCACGGGTGAGCAATTCCATCGGGGATTGGACGCCTTCCGTATGCTTGTGCTTCGTGGGGTCGAACTGTTCGTTGGTATCGACCGCGTGTTGATACCGTTTCTTCGAACTCTCCGCAATCGGTTCCGCAATCGCATCCCCATTGAACAAATACTTCGGAGACTTCGAGAGCAGGAAGATGTATTCATGCGCTTTCGTACAACGGTCTTTCACCGACTCGGGCATTGGATTGGGTTTGTGCCAGATAATGTCTTGACGCAGATACCAGCCGTCCTCTTGCAGTGCGAAGGCGACCCGCCAAGGGATGCCTTGCAGTTGTTTCGCAATAATCGTATCCCCAAGATTAAGAAATAATGTCCCGTCATCTTTTAACACACGACGAACCTCACGAAACACTTTCACGAGTTCCGCGACGAACTCCTGCGGACTCGGTTCTACGCCGATTTGCTCCGACATGCCATAATTGCGCAGTCCAAAATACGGCGGACTCGTCACACAGCACTGTATTGAGTTGTCGGGAAGTGTGGGGAGGATATCGCGAGTATCTCCAGTGAAAATTTTATATCGGTCGGTCATGGAATATTAGCCTATTCAAACTGAGTATTAAAACTCAACGTGATTCGTAACTCCGATGCGTTTGCCGGCACATAATGTTGTAACCAACTCGGAAAGAGCACCAGTTTACCGGTCTTTGACTCGACATGATGCGCATTTTCTGAATAGGGAGTATACGTCGCAAATCGGGTTGAATCCATCATACGATACCCATCCAACGGGCTGACAAAAATCAACGGCGCACTATTTGGAAGGACATGTGGGTAGTACGCGCCACTCACGATACTATCATGATGACGATGAATATCTACAGCCCCGCTAGTATGTAAAATATTTACCCAACTTGCCGCAATACGATTCGTGCGTAAACCAAGCTGTCGTGAATACTCATTCACACATTGCTGGAATACTTGATATAACGGGCCTAACTCCGGAAGATCGGCGGGATTTTTTGCCCCACGAATCCCACGCACTGCCGTATTGGTTGAGGCTTGCATGCCGAGAAGTGCGTTTGTAATTGTGGAATTGACAAACGGCGACAAATCAAATTCCATAATCGGGGTCGCGAACAGCCATCGCATTGTATGAGAGTCCATCGTATTTACTCCATGCTAAAACAACGTCACGGTCGGTCGAATCGACCATCCCGCATGTTTCACAATCGGTTCCAGCGGCGACAACAACGTCTTCTCAAACTGCTCTTGTCGGTCGAGGAACTGTTCCAACTTCCATTCCGGCGGTAACGTGTTGGGCGCCGCAATTACATTACAGCGTAACGGATTTTGCGGTTTCAAATAGCAGAACCGAATCTTTTCGCCCTCACGAATCTTGGGATAGCGCATTGCCAAATGCGTCTCCTCCAAGTGTCTATTATACACCAACGACCCTTTCACTTGAATCGGAGTGCCGCTTGTGAATTGCCCACTCGGTAGCAACGGGTACTCTTTCATGCCGTTACACGAACGCGGGGACGCAATATCTTCAAACGGTCGCGTCAGATACCCTTGCTCGGCATCATCAATGAGCGCATAAAATGACTCTTGGTCGCCCCGAATGAAATACTCCAGTGCCTTCTTAATGACCGTGCGGGCATACTTCGGTGTGGACGACCGCACGGCTTCGATGCCAACGGTTTTCAGTTTCGGGGGATCATACCGCACGCCTTCGTTGTCGTGAATCCACAACAGGTAGCGTTTCTTGGCCGTCCAGACGCCGTGTTCCGCAATTGCTTCCCGCTTCATCGCGAGAATGTTCTCCTGCGTATTGAACACCTCACCGATGGTGCGAAACGCCTTGTCAATAATCAACTGGAAATCTTTCTCGCAGTAGCGGTCGAGATATTCCACCGCATCTGACGTGGACATATTCCCGACCACGTTCGCGAGTTTGACATAGATAGAGTCGGTATCACTCGCCAGCACATAATCCGTGTTTGTGCCAAACTCGCTGTTGAGATATCGATTGACACAATCCGCCACATACCGAATAATCATCTGCCCCGTCATCGTGACCGCTTCGGCCTGACGCACATCGAAGAAACGGAAGTGCTCATTCCCGAATGCGCCGTAACAGGAGTTCAAATTAATCTTGCGGGTATTCTGTTGGAGCCCCCATTGTACCGCTTCCTGTAGGAGTTGATGCTTCTCCTCAGGCGTCTTGGCTTTCTCTGCGGCTTTTTTCGCCTTCGTTTCGAGACTCTTAGCCTTCTTCCGTTCTTCGTACAGTCGTCCGAGAATCTCTGGGAGGAATCCAATAGCGTCCGTGCGGAAGGCTTGCTTGTTCGGTGTGAGACAGACCGACAAGACGCGCAACCACGGGAAGGGATCGGGCACATCCGTAATATCCCGAAGCGTCTGTTCGATGTCGGTGCGCTCCAGATACGCAAGGAGTTCGCGCAGCGCCCACGCAACGATCGCAACATCATGCGCCGCAACATCAAACAACCATTCTCGCGGCGTACAGTCTCCAATTGACATCTGGGTGCCAATAGGATACGTACTCGCACCGACGAGGCACTCGATATCTTCCAATCGCGATTCTAACCATTCACGAGAGAGATGCCGATCGGGGCTGATGTTCCATTGCCGCATGATGGATGGATACAGGGAGTTCACGTCAAACGACACAACCCACTCATGTTTGCCGGTAATCGGGTCTTTCACATACGCACCGGCATACTGTGCGCCCTTGTGCGTAGACCGCTTCATCGGAATCGCAATCTGTCGGTCATAGAGCGAATAGTACATCATCGCATCCCACAGACGCACTTGCTTAAACGTGTCCTGAAAGTTTACTCGCGCACCATAGGCAATTTGTGTACACAAATCTAGATGATGGAGTTTGTTATTCAGTTCGCGCACCAACTGTACGTCGGTGATATTGTAGTCAATAAACTTTTGATAGTTCTCATCCGCAAGACGTTGTAGCGACCCATACTCGTCGTAGGCAACCTTTTTCTTGCCCAGTTCCACTTCCGCAATCGCATCGAGTCGATACGATTCTTGCTGTGTGAGGGAGAATTTACGATAGAGTTCGAGATAATCGAGAATGGGTACTCCGACAATATCGGGCAACTTCTGGTCGCGCCCCATCACATGTGCGATGCGATGACTAATCTTACGCCACGGAGATAACGCTTTCGATGTAATCTTAATCTGCTTATCGTCCGCCAACAAATCAATTCGATTGAGAATGTACGGAATGTCGTATGTGTGCGTGTTCCATCCCGTGATAATGTCGGGATAATCCGAAGTCCACCACCGCACGAATTCCGTGAGTAAATGCACCTCATCCCGACACTGTACGTATGTCACATCTTCTCGCACATTCTCATAGACACCGCACCCCCACACGTAGTGATGCCCCCATACTTCGGCTGTAATAGCGACAATGGGCTGAGTCGGATTTTCGGGTGGGGCGAAGCCACCTTCAGAGGCGACCTCGATATCGAGAAAGACCGTACGAATCGAGTCGAAGGATAGACCACAATCCACCGACACCTCTTCCGCAAAGAACTGCTGCGCCGGCGCAATCACACCATACGCAATTCGACCTTCATTCTCCACGGTATTGATAAATTGATGATACTGCGCGATCCCCGCATGACGCCGCTCTTTTAGCGCCCGTCCGTCCAATGTACGCCAATTATCCGTGGCATCGTTCGGTGCGCACGGATAAAAGGTATGCGGTTGATACGGCACCTTGAAATATGAGGCTTGCCGTGTGAGTGGATCGCGCAGTCTTACGCCGAGGTCGTCACGTAATGTTACAACACTCGTATAGTGGTCATAAGGACGAGTCATAAGTCCTAGTATACTCCATTATCGTGACGCACACCAGTGCGATCACCAGTGCGATCACCAGTGCGATCACCAGAGACTAGGCTTCGGTTAGTGTAATTTTGGAAGATGGTCCCTGTGGTAAGGCAATCCCCGAGAGTGCGGCAAGATACTGCGTTTCGAGATCAGACTCAGGAGTCATGATACAGAGAATATGATCCCGATTGAGCGTGATGGGTTCGCGATTACTTCCCGCCCACGTAAAGGGCATCATACCGAGGGCCATTGACGCTTCTCCGCTGCGCATCGGTTGGATAGCCAGAGGGGACTGTACCGTAATGGTTGTTTTGCCTTCATCTACAATTTTGGCAATAATTTCACGGTCGCTTAGAAACTTCACAATCTTCACATGACTCATACAATACTCCTATTAGAATTGCGTTTTAATCTGACCCGTTGAAAAGAGATAGTATTCGGACTTCCGCCGGCGGGTTAATCCCTTCGACTCTACTAATACCCCATGGCTATCTCGGACTTTATTCCATGCGGTAAAGTTCTGTTCAGTAATTGATGCGATTGTGCCGGCCTTAATCTTCCGATAAATGGACGACGATAAAAATCCACCCGCTCCGATATTATACGAGAGACACACACAGGCGTCAAATTGGTGCTGGAGAATCGGGGTGGGAAGATTGCTGTTAATCGCCTGCTCGAATGTCTGAAGATCTTCTCGCAAATAATTTTCCGCCTCTTGGTGCGTACACGTCATGCCCTTTACGACTGGTTTTCCGTTAATGCGCGTCGTGCCGAATCCGATCGTCCAGACTCCAACAACATCCGGATACGCAATCAGTTTGCAGCCTTCAAATTCTTTAATGAGCGCAATTCCAGTTGGGCTTGTACGCATCTTATTTCCATTCCTTTGTTTTGACGTAAAACTTGTCATGCACGCCCTGCCAATATCGCGCAAAATGGTCATAAGACGATTCCCATCGCTTATCCATCGGGAGCCCCTGTGTGTCTGTTGGCCCTTTGACTGACGCACGATAGACATCATTGCCAATTTTCCAAAACCCGCGGCCGTCGCCTTGGGTCGGGTGTTTCGGCACCGCAATCAATACTGCCTTGGCATTGGCTTCGTGGAGATACTCTTGAAATGTCCGCATACAGGTATTTAGGGTTTAACGATGCCAAGTTTTTTCAACCGTTCGTCCCGCAGCACCCAAAACGATTTCTTGTAGGTGTCCGCGACGGCTTTATTGAGTTGGTCAAATCCGAGTGGTGTGTTGATGTTGAACGTCCACCGATGCTTCTTCATGAGTTCTTCCGCATAGGCATCAGTAATGGCACGGACTTCATCCTGATATTGTTGTCGGCGTTCACGTTTGCGTTCGGCGGTTTCTTGTCGTTTCTTCTCGGCTGCCAAATCAATCATCTGATAGCCAGTGCCATGGCACCCGTAGCACATGGTGCCATGAATTAGATTGTAAGAAAAATGCCCACTTCCACCGCACCGACGACACGGCACTTTGGTTTTGACACCCTCACGAAGAAATGCCGTAAAAGAGTGCATATGCTACTTTCGTGTTTTGCCAATTTCATATTTGGCAGATAAGTTCCAGTTCTGCTTATCCTTGAACGGAATAATCTTAATCGTGTCAATCGGTGCTGCTGGCGGGGTCTGTACGCGCTCAGGATGCACGATCTCGATGAGCCCCCACTGCTGGAGTAGGAACGCAATCGCATTGCGTCTAGCCAAATCCTCTTCGGTCACAATGGTGCGCGATGCTTTGCCGTCAAGCAAAAACATTTCCTTAAAATGAACAAGGTAATACTTCTGCCGTTTATATAAAATATGGCATGATTGCCATAATGTTTTGCCAGGCGCATTCGGATCTTTACTGTACGCCGGCGCACCAATACGAGTCAAGGTTTCCTTCACCTTGAGGAAGTTGTCCGCCGGCGCTTTTGTGCCACGGTCATCCACTAGGGGGAACCGAATCTCGATAAATGATGCCTCATAGTCGTATAGAGACATGTCGTTTTCTCCACTCTACAAATTAGCGAAACCGTGATGGTCGTGCCCCCTCTTCGAGCACACGTCGCATCGAATTTACTTGCTCTTTTGTATGTAGGCGGAGATGAAGTTTGGCTTCTCGCAGACTCATTCCATAATAGTGCGAAATTACCTTAGCATCAGGGTCATCGAGTAACTTTGGCCACTTCTCAAAACGCCGGCGCGGGCGCAGCGCATGAACATAATATAACGCATGAACATCCTTATCGAGATACGGACGTTCATTCATCTGCGCAGCCGCCATGACGGTATCTTCGGACAATGAAAATGCCCGATTAATCATGAACGGCTCGTATGGAAGATTCTCCTCGACCAAATCTTGATAGATGAGGGGTCTGGTCGAAGAGAGCGCATTAATCGTATCGAAGATGGTCGGCTTCTTCGATTCGTTATTTGGGCGGTGTGTAGACGCGATGGGAGGTTTTCTTCCAGCCATAGTGTCTCACTTATACTGCCCGTTATGCATCAGTTCCAAGCAATACGCCGCAAGATGCACCTGTGGGTCTACGGCGTTGAGATGCCGATACTGATAATCTGCGGTGAGCACAATCAACGTCGCGAGACAATTGGGTTCCGCGTGATCGTGCAGCCAGTCAAAGACCGCACGATAAAACTTTGGCGGGTCAATATCGGAGTACTGCCCAATCCACGTTCGCGCATCTTTGTAGTTTTTCGCCGTGATGGCTTTCCACAGTGCCTCAAACTGCACATCCGCGTGTTGGCCCAAGACGGCGGGGGTCAGCACTCCGTCAATACACGCCCGCTGCGTCTCGTTAATCATCCGTCGCAGGTCAGGCCACCACCGCTTGATAACCTGAATCAGCAAATCCTCACTCGCAGTTACCTGTTCTTGCGTGAGAATTGACTGAAGCCGCTGAAGAGTCTGCACCATCAACGCTTTCTTTTCGGTCGTGGGAATCGCAAACGAGACGCCAGTACACCGAGAATGTAACGCGGGGATAATGCGATTGCTGTAGTTACAAGTCAGAATAAAGCCGCAGTTAATCGCGAACTCTTCCATCAACGCACGAAGCGCCGGCTGGGTGGAGTTCGGATTGAGATAGTCGGCTTCATCAAGGACGATATACCGTCGCTTCCCGTCAAACGACAGCGCCGCGGCGAAGTCCTTAATCTTGGTGCGCAGGGTATCAATGCCACCCTCTTCGGACCCGTTAATAAACATCGGGGTTGTGCCCAACTCTCGACACATCGCCATCGCCAGTGTGGTTTTCCCCATGCCTGGCCCACCCGCGAGAATCATATTCGGAAGGTCGCCTTGGGCGACAAAACTCTTCGCGGTGTTCTTGATATCCGCAGGAAGAATACAATCATCTATCGTACGGGGTCGATATTTTTCAACCCACAAAAACTGCTCAGTAGCCATAGGTCACCTGTTCATAATAAAAAAGAAAAAAAGCGGGGTGTGTTGGCAGAAACACCCCTCGCGGGTTTATGTCCAACTCAGTGATCGAGTTCCACAGCCCGTCAGCCTCCCTCGTCACTAACGTCCCGCTTTCAGGTGGCGTCCCACCCGCAAGGGCGATCTTACGAACGCGACTTGACGACGTGACCCGACGTGAGATAGGTGACCTTCTTGTTCGGATCGTTGAGACGGAAGAACATGCCAAAGAGCGTGGAGCTGTTCGTGTTGTTGCCGATTTCACCGACTTCCACTGTGTAGTTACCCGGCAGGAGTTCGAGCGCATCAAACTTGACCGCCCACGTATTCTCGGTGGCCTCGCTCACGACGGTGTTCGGCATGTTGTAGGAGGCGGATCCCATCGCATCACCACCCTTGTCCTTCTCGTTCACCAGTTTCAGCACCAGTTCGCCCTGTGCGTTCACAATGATATGCAACGAAGTCGTCTGCAACACCGCCGCGGTGCGCTTGATGCGCGTCCAGAGTTCCTGTGGAAGATCGAACGACGCAATCGGCTTCTTGAGATGGAACTGCACGGCCGGCGGTGCCGCCACCACATCGGCGTGCGCATACGGAATCGTCACACTACCGTGGTCATGTTTCACGACCAACGCGGACGACCCAAAGTTAATCGTCGGGAGTTTATCGGTCTTGCAGGTGTCGATGATGCCGAGGAGGCGATTCAGTTCATACAACGCGCATTCCTGTGGGAGTGCGTCGGGCAATTCTACGTCTGCGATAAAGTTGCGCGTGTCATTACAGGCGCGCTGAAGATTACCTTCCTTGAAAACTACCTGATTGTTAATACTAGCAAAGTTCTTCAAAATTTCAACGGTCGTGTCATTCAATACATACGAAGCCATAATTATCCTCATTAAGAAACGTGCATGACCTCATGCACGGGAGTACTGTTCTGTGAACGATTATACCACCACTCATCAACGGCTGCATACAAATCATCATAACTGCCATGATTTAGAATCTCCGTATCGTTGGCTACGGTGGTGTCGCGGAGCCAATCCCATTCAGACGGGTGCAATCCATTCGTCGGCTCGATGCCGCGAATAGAAAACCCGCCACGCGCTGTTGACCATAACTGTTGGTGAAGTTGTGTAGGGAAGTCTTCGCGTCGGAGCAACACAAATGTGGCACCTTCTTTGCGAAGAGCCTCGCGTTCGTTGACGAATCGCACGTCATCAATCACAACGTTCGCATTGGAGCCAAGACTACGAATTTTTGCAACCACTAAATCTGCCCAAATTGTTGGGAGTACATGATTCCGAAAGACATCTGTGCCGATATACTGAAGCGCATACCGAGGTGTGAAAGGTTTGCCCATACGCTCTGACCAGAACGCATCAGGAGTTTCTCGCCACGTTCGATCTTGTGGCGTTGCACCTTCTAATCGTTGTCGATCCCATGCAAATGCGGCGGCAGTAATGTCTTTCACCGCCGCGGCAAAACTGAGTCGCACAAAGCCATGCTGGCGAACGAGATATTCAGCGACCGTGGATTTACCAGCACCGGCAAATCCACTCAATCCGATTACGCACATAATACTACACCTTATCCTTCATACTGACCATAATAATAAACGTAACGTCCCACGAATGAGACGTTACGGTCATTACGGTTTCATATGTGAATCGTTACGCGGGTTTGTTGGGATTGATGTAATCTTCAATCGGCGCGTCACCGACATTCTTTACCCATTCCTCGCGGTTTGCTTTATAGTATGCAGCGAGTTCATCAGCAGGAATGTTTAGTTGTGCGGACCACTGTGTGAGCAATTCCTTGCGTTTGCTGGCCGACAGATTATAGAAGTTCTTCACCGTCAAGACACCATGCGGCGCCGCACTCGGGGCCTTTCCTTGCGTTCCATCCATCTTCACGACGGACGGCACTGGGTCATTCCGCTGAATGCGTTCGTTGGAGACCGCGGCCATGGCGGGAATGCTGCCGCTATAAATGTAGGTGCCGTGATGCTTGATGATCATCCACGGGGCGAACCACACACCCATACCCGCCTCACGCGACTTCTGACAGAACCAGTAATCTTCGCTGAGATACCGATTGTGATGCGGTTCAATCTCGGCCTGGAAATACTGATAAATCTTTCGCGAGCCATCAAACTGTGCGGCGCGATTGTGATCGGGATTATACCAATACTGCGGATACTTTTCCGCGAACTTGGTAAAGACGCTACGTTCCACCATCATGAAGCCCGTGCCAATTTCCAACACTTCGACGGGTTCATTCAACTGAATCTCCGTTGTGCCAGGCACCGCATTAAACACGAAGTCGCCGGCAAAGTCGGCTAACTTGCCACGGTCATCATTCGGAACAAGTCCATACTTCACGGCGTCGTAAATGTTTTCCCATGCGAGGCACTTCTTCGGATAGGGGCCACCGGCGACAGGCTTATCCAACGCCAACAGTGCAATGACATCCATCGGATTGAAGTCAATATCAGAGTCAATGAACATGAGATGCGTATGTTCGCTCCGCATAAATTCATCAACGAGATAATTTCGGGCGCGAGTAATCAGAGATTCGTTGAAGATAAAGGAGAATTGCACCTGAATGCCATACGCCTGGCAAACTCGCGAAAGGTCGAGTAGACTTTTGGTATATGAGCCAAAACATTGACCACCGTACATAGGGGTAGCCACGAACAACGATTTTTTCTGAAGGTCAGCGACGGGCACCTGTAAATTCATATTTACTCCACGGGAAAATAATAAACGAACTATTAGTATATAGTAACAAACTGGAATTGCACCCTATTATTTTGCAGGCACTTCTAATACCAGCAGATTATCGATTAATCCATGCGTGGTATACACACCCTCCACTGCCCATCGATACCACCATACACGGTTTGCGGCATCGTGAAGAAGAACAATGGCGCCGGCCGGCAACTTTAATCGAAGAGTTGCAAGTACCGCCCCTCGTGCCACACCGTCCACTAACACACAATGAACCTTAGACCAGTCAATATTGGTGTCCGTCGCATGAATATATCCTTCTAATCCATGTGCAAGTTCTTCACTCGGCGATCCATAGACACGGAAATCTTTTTCCAAAATCTTATGTACCTCATCGCCAATTTTATACGCTAGAGTTTTTCCCTCGGCCGCCGGCTTCCAATACAGAGAGACATCGCCTGAGGTGGGGATATCACTTAAGACATGGCGAATGCGCAAAAACCAATCTTTGTCGTGCTCAATACTGTGAAGATGTTGACCCGGCCGCATCTGCGTTGCAAATAGACAGGTCGAACCACCACACCCATATTCTACAAACACCGCATTATCGGGAGCGTCGGCGATAATCTGTTGTAATGTGCGTTGCTCGTCGTCGCTCATGAGAATGACGACATCATGCACAATGCTATGATTGATTTTGGCGCGAGGTGCGCCGATAATTTTGTATTGCGGGGTCGTCATGGGCTCACTCATACTAATAGTATATCACAGATTATTTGTAGCCCTTCTGATACACAAGACGACTGAAAAAGCCTCGGGCCTCAGACATGCTATGGAAGACAAACTTATGCCCTTTGAATTTACTGTACATCTTACCGATAGTATTGGCATCCAACGAAAACGTGCCGATGGGTTCCAGTTTATTCGGGTTGCTCATAAATATCAGATAGGCCGTTGTCGTATTCCACGGTTTGAAGATGACCGCATCCTGCTGATACTTCGCGCCCGCTTTCTTGAGAAAGCCCTTGAGGTTTCCCGAGTCGTCCCCTTCACTTCCAATCACTAGGAACGATTCTTCCACCACCTGACGTTCTTCGGGGGTGCCTTCATTTTCGGGCCATGAACCTTGTACACGCAGATAACCGAACCCCGCTTGACGAATATCGGTTTGTAGTTGTCGGTTACGCCCACGATTCTGGGCGACGGGAACGGAACTGCCGCCGCGGAATGCGGTGACGAACCCGATGTTGCGGTGTTGAATGTGCGAAAGAATCCGCGATAATCCGGCCTCATCGAGTTGCTGCCACTCAGCGGATGTTTCGTCGAGATATTCTAAAAAGGAAGGAACTGCCATACTAAATTCAGATTACTTGGTCGCGTTGCGAAACGCCGTTTGGTTGAAATTGGGATTATCTCGCTTGAACGCCACACCTAATTCATCAATAAGCGAGTCCAATACCGTGTCGAGTTGGTCGGCGCGGGGATGTCCTGCGTGTTGATGCCGCACTTTCTTAATGGCATCCGCAATTGTGACGTAGTGCTGGCGCGTGAAGGCTTCCGACAAATGGGTAGTAAATGACTTAATGGGCATAATAACTCCTTACACATATTTATGAAGTGAAATAATTTGAGGACAACCACAGTGCGACCTGCGCACCCAATGCCCCACCAAGCGCATACGCCCCCTGTTCCAGGCGTGTTTTTGCGTCAATGATTTGTTTAATAGAAGTGAACCCGATGACCGCAATAAGGATATCCGTCACGAAGGTCAGCACATAATTTATCTCTGCCACGGCGCGCATATTGAACGTCACGATGAGAAAGCCAAAAAATTCTAGGATGAAGAGAAATGCGGCGCGGTGTAAGGAGGACTGTGTGTTCATTGTGTGCGACCTGTAAAAACAAAACGCCACGGGAACTCGCGATTCCCGTGGCGTCGGTCCGTTACTAATATGTCAAGCGAGACCTTCTACGGACAAGTTTCCTCTCGCTTGGTCTACTCTCGTCGGTGTATCCGAATCCGAGTTACCACGGCTGGCGTCGTCGTGCGCTTCTGCCGAAACTTGGGGAGTGCAAGTTTCGTTCGTGGCCATGAGCGTCTCCACACTCACGTTTCGACGGTACGCATTCTCCTAGCGCGACGCATCATTCTAATAGGTTCTTGTTGAGTACAGAACCGTTCGTCCGCTACACGGCTTCGGAGTAATGCCGCACTGGGCCTAAAACGGTTTTACTTCGCCCAGTCGAAGTGCGTAGAATAGGAGTGCTAATCTACGCAAAGAGTACCCGTCTCTGCCCTAATGTCACGCTTACGGGTGAAAGGTGATCCTACCGCTAGGCAGTTCACGACCAGTCATTATTTATCCCACCGCACGTCAGACTGGCAATTAAGTGCGAGTGGGAGACGAGGGAGGACGATGCCTCCCCCGTCGTGAGGATTACGCGAAGAGCGAAGCGCCGACGAGACGAGCCGCAGCGGCGACCATCGCACGGCTCGGCGTACCGAGACGATAGACCGGCGTGGACACACCGTTGATGGTCTTGTTGTTCTTGTAGATGGCATAGCCATCCTGACGCAGCTCCGTGATGAGGAACCGTGCCCGCGAATCACTCACGTTCAGACGATTGGCAATCTGATTCGTGGTGAAGTCATAACCGCTGTTGAACGCAGTAACGAGACGATCCTTCTGAGACTTACGAGTAGCCATAGTGTATTCTATACCCTGTTGTATTTCGCCTTTGTTTACGTTACTGCGACGGGCGAGAACGAACGCAGTAACGACTTACAAGAATAAGTATAGCACGGTTTAGCGAGACTGCAACATCTTTTTGTCGGCAAGTTCCTGCTTGAACACAATCTGACGGCGGTAGTATGCCATTGCGCACTCCAGACACTTGCCCGCCGCTGATGCCTGCGGACGATCTTTATGCTCACACTTGGTCGCCATCGGCACCATTGAGAGATTGGATGCTGGTGACTGCGGTACTGCCGGAGTGTATGCGACGGGCAAAAGCGGTGCCGACGAACCGCGTGAGGACATGGGCAGACCAGAACGCATCCCTTTGCGGTCGCGGGATTGCAACCACCGATGCTGTGCCGGTGAGACGACTTGAAAGACGGGGGCCGTCTTGTGTTCCCACGTCATATACCCTTTGACGGGTTGCTCGGTCGAGCAGGCCACACAGGTCGTCGCGGCAGGAAGGGCTGCCACACGAGCCGGGGCAATGGGTTCGTGACACGTTTTACACCGTCGCATACGAGACATAGTATATCCGATGACCCGTCCAAACACAAGTCCTTCGTGGAACCGTGGCAGTTTGCTATATACTAATAGTAATCGCCGGTAACTCGGCACCCTCCGTGCGCGGGTGGCGTACGAACTAATAACGGCAGCGATGCTCGTTGTATTTTAGGAGAAACGAATATGGCAAATTTCGTCTATAATTATGGCAAGTTCCTTTTGGCAAACGGTAGTTTAAACTTGCTCACCGACAACATCGCGCTGTTGTTAGTGACGCCGGGCTATGAAGCGTCGAACACCATTGCGAACCTCGCGGACGCGAACACCGTCCATGAGATCGCATCATACGAACTCACGACGGGTACTGTGTCTGGGTACGCACGGTATGCGCTCGCTACCAAGTCCGTGTCGGAAACGGATGACGGCGGTACCTCGAACGGCTTTGCGTTCTTCAAGGCGGCGAACGTGACGTTCTCGTCGCTCGGTACTGGTAACACGGTGGGTGGTTGCGTCCTGATTCGTCAGGGTGCGGATAACAATGCTTGCCCGCTCATCGCGTTCTACGACGTGGTGGACACCCCGACCAACGGTGGTGATATCACGATTCAGTGGGCGTCGGACGCCAACGGTGGCGTGCTGAAACTCGCGTAATAGTTGTCTCCCCTCTCGTAATATCCCAACGCGCCGGCGGTCCTCGTCGGCGCGTTTTTTCTTTCCCTAAATATCCGTATGGCAGCATCATATCCGACCACCGCAAAATCGTTTACGACGAAAAACAATGTCACCGACACGGTGGATGCGTCGCATATTAATGATATTCAGTCTGAAGTGACGGCGGTGGAGACCGATCTGTTGAGTGCGACTCCGACCTATATCACCAAAGTCACCACAGGAATCAATGCGTCGGCTCTCTCAACGGGCACACTCCCAGACGCCCGCTTGTCGGGGTCGTATACCAACGTCACTGCCCTCACCAGTAGCAACGGCACCTTCACCAATGTGCTCACCATCAACGCGGCCGTCATAACCGGAACTTTCACCGCCAACGGCGCGAATGGGAGCAGTGGTCAAGTGCTCACCACGAACGGTAGTGGGCTGTACTGGTCTACAGTATCTGGCGGGGGTGGTGGTGAAACCTCCAATAGCACGGGTGGGTCAGGGTCAATTCAGTATTACAACGGCACGACGTTTGGATCGTCCGCTAACTTGGTTTTCACGGGCACGACGGTGTTTGTGGGAAATAGCACCGCGAACGGCATCTACGGGCAGCAATCGCTCACGGTGGCGAATAGCACCAGCAGCGCCACGTTGAATGCAGGCACCTTGGTACTAGGCACGGGGAGTATCAATAGCACCGCGTATACCGGCACGGCGAACAATAGCACCTATGCGTTTGGAAAATCCGAGAACCAACTCAACGTCAATAGTGCGACGCAAGCCACGAATGCGACTAATCTGAATAGTCAGCCTGCGAGTTACTACACGAACGCCAGCAATCTGGCGACGGGCACCTTGGCGATTGCACGGCTTGATGCAAACGTTATTTTGACCACGAGCACTACCGGCATTAATGCTTCGGCGCTCTCCACGGGCACCGTACCCAACGCACGATTAGATAGTAACATCATCTATACGACAAGCACCACTGGTATTAATGCGTCAGCCTTGTCTACAGGCACCGTACCCAATGCACGGCTAGACAGCAACATTATCTACACTACCAGCACGACGGGCATCAACGCTTCCGCACTGTCAGTCGGCACCGTGCCCAATGCCCGCTTGTCCGGATCCTACACGGGCATCACGGCGCTCACGGTGTCTAATACTGTGACGATGGCGCGAGCGATTGAAAACTTTCAAACCTACGTCAACACAATCTCGGGCACACCCACGGTCACATTCGACTGTACGACAGGCAATATTTGGAACATCACAGGCACTATTTCGAGCAACTGGACGGCCAACTTCACGAACCTCGGCTTAGCCAATAGTTACACCACGGGCGTCACGCTTATTGTGAATCAAAACACGACCGCGTATCTGCCTACCGCAGTACAGATCGAAGGGAATGCCGTGACCCTCAACTGGCAAGCCGGCACACAACCGACACCCAACGCCAATAAGAAAGATATCTTTGCGTTCAGTGTGCTTCAGACGGGCGCCAGCACCTATTTGGTGATGGGTCAACTCGTCTCCTTCGGATAATATGCCACTTGTTACCTCTAGTTACAATCGGTCGTTTTACGCAGGCAGCCGGCCGTTCGTGATTACGAGCCTCGCCCAACTCCCTAACCTTGAAGTCGGCTATTCCGCTGGCATTATTGATGCATCGACGTTCAATAACGGATTGATTACCAGTGGCACCGAAATTACGTCGTGGCATAACTCGGGGGGTCTCTCCTCACACGACTGGAACTCCACCGGTGGTCAACGACCTGAATGGTATAGCGGTCTACAAAATGGGCACGGTGCTGTGCGATTCAACAACACCACCGCCGGTACTCCAAGTGGTGAAGATGCCGACACAAATGAAAATCTCACCATCAATCCCGTCACCTATCTCCAATCGCTCAGTGGCGCCACACAAGTGATTGCGTTTCGCACCTTATCCACCGCCACGGGTACTCGCTATTGCTGCTCTTCTGATGTGAATGGCTTTCAGTGGGGACAAAACGGCACGACGTGGATTGGTGGGTTCGCGGGGGCGACGTTCACCGTGAATACGCTTGTTGCGGATACCAACTTTCATATTGTCTCGTTGTGGTATGACGGATCACAGACGGGTAATGCGAATCGCTTGAAAGTGCGATTGGATGGTGTGCCGACCACGCTCACCTTCACGGGCACGGTGGGCGCAGCGACTTCTGCTGCCGCCAAATATTTTTATGGGGGTGCGACGGGCACCTCGTCTTCCAACCAGTCCAACTTCTGGATCGGAGATATTGGTGATTTGTTTATTTGGACCCGCACCCTCACGTCGCCCGAACTCTTGGCGGCCGAAGATTATTTGATGAACTATTGGGCGATTTAACCGGCATCCTAAATATACTGGGATACGACTATGCCATTACCTGATTTACTATCAACGAGTAACACATTCCGTCAGTGGTTGGCCACGACGAATAATCTTATCAGCCACGTCGATAATACGAGCGTATATATTTTGGTGTCCCAAAACGCTACGCCTCGCGTGTCCACGGGCAATGCTGCGATTAATGGCACATTGACGATTGGCGCCACGGTTGCAAATACCACGACGGTTAGTGCGACTAATCTTGCCGGTAATGGTGCATCGGTCACTTCTGTGAATGCTGTAGCGTTGGGTGGTAAAACCGAAGCCAATCTCAATGTGAATAGCGCGACACAGGCAACAAACGCAACGAATCTGAATAGTCAGCCTGGGTCATACTATACAAACGCCAGTAATTTGGGCACAGGAACAGTTGCCGATGCGCGTATTTCTGGAGCGTATACTGGCGTTACGTCGTTGGCGTTAGGCGCGAATGTCACTGCAAATCTTACAACCGTGTTTGTGGGGAACAGTACTGCGAATGCTAGTCATACCGCCACATCACTCTCTGTCGCGAATAGTACCAACACGGCGACACTGACCCCGGTATCACTGACGATTGGCACACAGGTCGCGAATACGACGGGATTCTATGCTGGCGCGAATGTATATGCGAATACGACGACGGTGTTCTTTGGAAACACTACAGCAAATACCGTCGCAACATCCACTTCGGTTGCGATTGCCAACAGCACAAATACCGCCACGTTGACGCCGATATCGTTGACGATTGGTACGCAAGTCGCGAATACGATTGGATTTTATTCGGGTGCCAACGTCTATGCGAATACGACGACGGTGTTCCTCGGCAATAGTACGGCAAATACGGTCGCGACCAGTACTTCATTTGCTGTTGCGAATAGTACGAATACCGCGACACTCACACCGATATCACTGACGATAGGCACCACTGTCGTTAACACCACCGCAGTCACTATCGGTGGTGGTACAGCACTCACGACATTGAGCACAACGGGTATTAATGCGTCAGCTCTTTCCACCGGTACGGTACCTGATGGTCGTATTTCCGGTGCTTATACCGGCGTAACTTCATTAGCACTTGGCGCAAACGTCGTGGCCAATGTGACCACTGTATTTGTCGGGAACAGTACCGCCAACGTTAGTCATACCGCCACATCACTCTCTGTGGCCAACAGCACAAATACCGCCACGTTGACGCCGATATCGTTGACGATTGGTACGCAAGTCGCGAACACCATCGGCTTCTACGCCGGCGCCAACGTCTATGCGAACACGACGACGGTGTTCTTTGGAAACTCAACGGTCAACTCTGTCCATACGGCGACTTCATTGTCAGTAGCCAATAGTACAAACGCCGCAACGTTGACCCCGATATCTTTGACAATTGGTACACAAGTCGCAAATACCATCGGTTTTTACGCTGGTGCAAACGTTTATGCTAATACCACGACCGTGTTCTTTGGGAACTCGACCGTTAACTCAGTGCATACCGCCACGTCATTATCTGTCGCGAATAGTACCAATACCGCCACGTTAACGCCGATTTCTTTGACGATTGGCGGCACAGTTACAAATACAACAACGGTGTTCCTCGGAAACAGCACAGTTAATAGTGTGGCTACGGCAACGTCAATTGCAGTTGCCAACAGCACAAATACAGCGACCCTAACGCCCATCTCGTTGACGATTGGCACTCAGGTTACTAATACCGTTGGATTTTATGCGGGTGCGAACGTCTATGCGAATACGACGACCGTATTCTTCGGAAACAGTACCGTCAACTCGGTCCATACCGCCACATCGTTGTCCGTGGCGAATAGTACCAACACCGCGACATTGACAGCGATTTCATTGTCCATCGGCTTACAAGTCATTAACACCGCCGGCGTATTCTCCAACTCGGCGCTCGTCATTCCAGTCGGGCTAAATAAGTACGCAACCTAATAGTGTGAGGATGTATTCTGAATGGCGAAACAAGCAGGCAGTTTATGGGTCTACAATACCGAATTACATTATGTGGACCAATTCAATCAAGAATGGTATTTTATCGGCACATCTGTCGGTACTCCTGCTGGCGCCAAAGTTGGTAGTCTGTGGATTGACGGTACCGATTTTCATTACATTGATAGCGCCGGCGCCGACCGCACACTGCCTGCATCTTTGATCGGTGCAGCAACAGCCCGTCAAGGATCTATTTGGATTCAAACGTCCGCAGCGAATAATTCATCCCTTCACTATATCGCAAATACCGCAAGCAACAACGAGTACGCTGCTCATAGTGACACCGCCCATACGGACGCACACACAGACACGGCGCACACAGACGCGCATACCGACACGGCGCACACAGACGCGCATACCGACACGGCGCACACCGACGCACACACAGACACGGCCCATACGGACGCACACACAGACACGGCCCATACGGACGCACACACAGACACGGCCCATACGGATGCGCACACGGACACCGCGCACACCGACGCGCACACCGATATTGCGCATACCGATGCCCATACGGACATTGCGCATTCGGACGCGCATTATGATGCTCCGTTCAGTAGTTCACATTCGAATGCGCATACCGATGCCCCGTTCAGTAGTTCACATTCGAATGCACATACCGATAACACTGATTATTCACCGGGGTTTGTAGGGCCTGGATATGCGATTCGTGGATGTAGTTGTTATTCCGAATATTATGTGGGGTATCAGCCATCACCACAAGCCTGTGCGAGTTATTGTGTTGCAAACTATAACAATTGTTATCTCGCCGCGGAATGGTATCAGGACGGGTCTTGTTGGTGCGAGCCAAACTGCGGGGATTGTTATGCAGCAGACGGATATGGCGGCTGGACTGCGCTGCTACTTACATGCTATACCACCCCAATATATACCAATAGTCATAGCAATGCACATTATGATGCCCCGTTCAGTAGTTCACATTCAAACGCACATTATGATGCCCCGTTCAGTAGTTCGCACACCAATGTGGCACGAAATATATCACACAGTGACGTGTCCAGAGTTGCCACTCATAATGATATTTCATTTGTAAATAGTCACAATGACGTGTCATTCGTGAATAGTCACAATGACGTGTCATTCGTGAATAGCCATAGTGACGTATCGTTTGTAAATAGTCACAATGATGTCTCGTTCGTGAATAGTCATAGTGACGTATCGTTTGGAAACAGTCATAATGATGTCTCATTCGTAAACAGTCATAGTGACGTATCCCACGTTGATCAACCCACGTTTGTTGGAGTATAACGTATGCCACAACTTCCACAAAATTTTCAATGGCCGGGAAATGTTATATTGGCAAGTACGCTTGGTCTAACGGGAGAGTTTCCCGACACGCTCACGTATGAGAACCGAGCATATCGCAAAATTGGCCCCACGTATTATCTCGACCCTACATTATTAAGGGCAAATAATACCATTGTTGAGGCCAACCGCATAGTGATTGGCTACGTATATGAGACCTCACCTCAACTTGGTAGCGTCGAAAAACTTCGAATTGGCGACGATTCATTAACGGCATCCGCTAACTAAAGAATTTTCCTAAATACCAGTATGGTTCATCACGAGCACCGCTGCGACTCTGTAGAGGTTGCAACCGTTACACCGGGGAACGCTAGTATTCTTCCTGGCACGGTAGTCGTGTGTCTTGAATCCATTGTCGTAGACGTGCCGGTGCTTGTGTATGCGACGCCCCACCAGTGGGGAGAAATCCAAGAAGACAATTTATTTGACGGGTATGCTAAAACATTTAATGGTCGAGGGCCGCCTCAGCAGATATGGAACGATACCCGCCAGATATCCCCCCTCAGTATTACAACGTACCCGATCCTAACGGGTATTATTTCGACAGTTCCGTCATTTTCTCTCACCAGCATTGACCCATGCGGAGGTATAGCGCATGGCTAGCGATCGTGTATTTTATTATGCGGAATTCGTCAATGCGATCAGTAATATCTCAACGACGGATAATACCGCCGTCACCGTAACATTTACTCCCAATCCGAGTAAATCGTATGCGTATATTTGGTCGGCGCAAGCGGAAGCGGGCAGCACTAACTTTGACGTTAACGTCAAACTGAAAAAAGATGGCACGGCGATTGCGTCGGTCAATATCGAAGATAAAGATACAGCAGACTGGCATCCGGTTTCGGGTGTCTATGCGGAAACCTTTAATGCGACTCCTGCGCAAGTCAGTCTGACGATTACTGCGGCAAGTGAATCGGGAAGTTCAGCGGATATTCGAGAAGCCCGTATCCTTGTCCTAGAGCTGGGCAGTAATGATACGTTTGGAGGAAACACCAGCACATCCAACACTACCAGCACCGCGTTTAGCACAGCGGTCGGAGTCACATGGACACCGGGAAGTGCTGAAGATTACATCGTCTTAGGATCACAGGAAGCCACGTTTAGTGCGGCCGGTGAATTCATTACTCGTATTAATCACGGCGGCACGGCGTATGGAACCGCCACACCACGACCAAAAGATTCCACGAATTTTTATGGGGGTATGCACGCCGTATACCTGTCCAGTCTGAGCGGCGCGCAGACGGCCAACATTGAATTTGCGCGAAGCGCGACGGCTACAGGAACAGCATCATGTCGTAACGCACAAGTCGTCGTCTTACGTGTATCAGATTTCCCTGCGGTGTGGCAGGCCAGTAACAGAACCCGCGCCACAACAACCGCCGCCACAGCAACAGTCCGATCGAACGCCGCAACGACGGTAGTGACTACGGCTCGTGTCGCCGTTATTGGTGCGTCTGTTCGGGATCACAACGCAACCAATGAATCGGCGCTGTCTGATATTGCGGAAAACGGTACCGCTCTTGTAGGCACCACGTCGCAGGAAGCACAGGTTGCCTCGACCACCATCGACGTACCGTCAAGTCCGTGGGGACAAGTAGTCGTCAAATATCCTGTCGCAGCAAGCGCCTCGTATACGACGCGGTATTGGTCAGAAGTGAGCGGAACCTCGACTGGTATTAGCGATTCACAAATTGTTGTGATGCGGCTGGAATACCCAAACCAGACAGTTTCCGCTGGAACAAATACAATTACAGCAACAGATGCCACTGCGACTCGATCGACCACAACAAATAAGTCGGCCGGAACAAATACGATTACGGAGACTGCCGGTGCGGCAACGAGGTCCGCGTCGAAGAACCTTGCGGCCGGAACCAATACGATTGCGATAACCGATGCGACTGTCACTCAAACGAGCGGCGCCACAAATAAGTCGGCCGGAACCAATACAATTACCGTGACCGCGGCCGAAGAAACCATTGCTGAACAAATAACGGTATCGACTGGCACAAATACCATTACAAGTTCCGCACCAACGGTAATACTCTCGGCATCACAAACAGTCGTTCTATCTACAAATCCGCAGACAAGCGATATTACTGCGCCGATGGTTACGCAAAGTTTTGGTATTACTCTTGCCGTTAATACCAACGAAGTATATACCCCCTATCTTGATGTTCCCGTCGAGACCTATGGGGATACGCCCGTTCAAGAGTTTCTCGAACCACACCCCGATATTCTAAACGTTGAAGCGGGGCCCGCAGAAATTCCGGGAACCCGTTTAGTTGTTTCAAATAATACACTCACACTGGTTGCTTCTACTATTAGCACATCGGTGAATCGCCCGTATCTGGTCGCCGGCAATAGTATCACGCTCACGGCCGCGGAAGAAACCACGCATCTAGTTATTCCGATCACCGCCAGTATCATCACCCTAACGGCGCCGACCGAAACGGTTCATCTTGCGATTTCAGTCGCCAGCAATACGCTGCGAATTATTGCGTCCGAGGAAACCACCCATCGCGATGTGCCGGTGGCCACGAATACGATTACGCTCACAGCTGGCGAAGAAACCACGCATCTGGTTATTCCAGTCGCCATTAATATACTCACGCTCACGGCCGCTGAAGAGACCACGCATCGTGTGGTATTGGCCGCGACGAGTACCATTATCACCTCCGCCCAAGCAATCACCGGACATCTCTTTGTGCCGGTCGCCACGAATACAATAACACTACGTGCGGGTGAAGAAACTGAACACGTTGTCATTCCGGTCGCCACCAATACAGTGACACTAACTGCGGCCGAAGAGACGACACATCGGGTGATACCGGTCGCGACCAATACGATTACACTCCAGGCAACGGCAACGACCACACATCTCGTTATTCCCGTATTCGTGAATACGCTCACCCTGACGGCCGCCGAAGAGACCGAGCACGTTATCATTCCCGTCACGACCAATAGCATCGTTGCGGTAGCATCGGCGCTCACGCTCCATCAGGGTGCGTTAGTAACCAGTAGCACGATTACGACTGTTGCAAATGGCGTCACACCGCATCTGTTCATTTCCGTTGCCACCAACACGCTCACGCTCACGGCCGCCGAAGAAACGGAATATGTAACTATTCCGGTAGCCACAAACAGCATGACGCTATCGGGTGGGAATGTTACAGTACATCAAGTCGCGTTGGTAGATACCAATACCATTACTCTAACTGCAAATACCGCCACAGCAGTGAGTGCCGCCGCGGTGATTAATGTAAATGCAGCCGTAATTGATACGTCAAATGGTGCCTTACGCCTTGGTCTTGTTCTCAAAGTCAATACCAACGAAGTGATTCTGCCGTTCAATACGGTGCCGATTGCCGGCTACGAAGACGTACCGATTAGCGACTTTTACAATCCGGCGCCCGATGTGCTGTCTCCGAACGGGCCGACGGCCATACTGGCGGCAGGCGCAGTGTCTCGCGGCACAAATGTTAATATTTTCACCGTCACCGCAAACACCGCGACGCTTGCATTTGGATTATCCACTAACGTCAACACGATCACGCTCAGTGCGGAAGAAGCTCGCATTGCTGAAACTCTACTAGAGACCGACACCGCAAGTATTGGTAGTAGTGCGCCGGCGGCGACACGCATCGCGACACTCTCTCGCGCCGCAGCAACCACGACACTCACCGTCACCGCACAAACCGTGACGCTGCATCAAGGGGTTCTTGTTGCCGCGGGAACAATTACTGCCTCGGTCGGTGCGATTACTCCGCATCTATTCGTACCGGTAGCCACCAATACGATTATCGTTCGTGCCGGTGAAGAAACCGAGCACGTCGTTACTCCTGTGGCCACGGCGACTATCCGCCTCTCGGCCCAAACGGTCACACTCCATCAAGTTATACTGGTTGCGACCGCTACGATTCGAATTACCGCAAGTGAAGAAACCGCATACGTGGTCATTCCTGTCGCCACGAATACCATCACACTGACGGCAGCGGAAGAAACCACGGCAATTGATACACCGGTTTCGGTGAATACGCTCACCGCATCGGCACCAAACGTCACGACGCACTTGGTCGTCCCCGTGGCGACGAACACCATCACGTTCACGGCGGCAGAAGAAACCGAATATGTGTTTGTGCCGGTCACCGCCGCAACAGTCGTCAGCAGTGTATCGTCAGTGACGATGCATGTGAGTATTCCGGTTACGGTTAACACGCTCACACTCACGGCAGCGGAACAAACCGAGCATCTCGTCATACCAGTGACGACCAACACGCTCACGCTCACCGTGGGAGCCGTTACAGCACATCTATTTGTGCCCATTACGCACAATGACGTAACCATTACGTCAAATACCATAACGGTGCATCTGGTTGTACCCGTTGCGACCAACCGCATTATTGTGACGGCACAAGATGAAACCATCCATCTGGCCATCCCTGTTGCGACAAACACCGTGACGTTGACGGCCGCCGAAGAAACCGAGCATCTGGTTATTCCGGTGGCGACAAATACCATTATCGTCACGGCGGAAAATCAAACGACCCATCTGGTTCTCCCCGTCGCGGTCAATACGATTATCGTGACCGCAGAAGAAGAAACGTCACATCTCGTCATTCCGGTCGCAACAAATAGTATCACACTGACGGCCGCCGAAGAGACCGAGCACGTTGTCATTCCCGTGGCCACGAATACGCTCACGCTCACGGCCGCGGAAGAGACGGCGCACCTCATGGTGCCCGTGACCGTCAACATCATTGGAGTATCCGCACAAGAGATCACCGAGCATCTCACCGTGCCGATTGCTACAAATACAATCGTTCTGACCGCAGCGGAGGAAACGACCGTCCTCGTTGTGCCTGTCGCAACCAATGAAATAACGGTCACCTCGAATGATGTAACATCACATCTGTTCGTACCGGCCGCGACCAATACGATTACACTCACGGCGGCCGAAGAGACCGAACATGTATTTGTGCCGGTGTCGGTCGCAACGGTGGCGATTACCGCACAGAATGTCACTGAGCATCAAGTCATTCTCGTTGCCGTGAACACGATCACACTCACCGCGGCCGAAGAAACCGAGCATGTGTTTATGCCGGTGGCGACGAACGTGATTGTGGCGGTCGCACAGAATGTCACCGAGCATCTGGTCATCCCTGTCGCAACCAACCGTATTCGTGTATCGGCGGAAGAAGCAACCACGCCTCTGGTGATTCCGGTCGCCACCAACACGATCACATTAACGGCGGCGGAAGAAACCACTGTCCTTATCGTTCCTGCCGCAACCAATACGCTGACGATTACCGCCGGTGAGGTGACCGAACATCAAGGCATTCTGGTCGCCACCAGTACGATTACACTCACCGCAGCCGAAGAGACCACGCATCGCGTCGTGCCCGTGGCGACAAACACCCTCACGCTCACCGCCGCAGAGGAAACAGAGCACGTCGCGATTCCTGTGGCGACCAACACGATTGTGCTATCGGCTGATGCCGTCACTGAGCATCAAGGTCTCTTGGTCGTCACCAACACAATCGCCCTCATCGGTAATGCAATCACCGAGCACCTCTTCGTACCGGTCGCGACCAACACGGTGACACTGACGGCGGCGGAAGAAACGACGGCTATATTTGTTCCCGTCGCCGTTAACACGCTCACGCTCACGACCAACGCCGTCACGATGCATCTGGCGATTCCTGTCGCCACCAATACGATTACGCTCACCGCCGCAGAGGAAACCGAGCATCTGGTCGTACCAGTTAACACGGCAACCCTCACGAGCAGCGTGTCTGCAATCACCGTGCATCAGGGTATCCTTGTTGCCACCAATACGATTACGCTGACGGCGTCGGAAGAGACGACACATCGGGTGGTACCGGTAACGACGAACACGGTGACATTCACGGCCGCGGAAGAGACCGAACATCTGTTCGTGCCGGTCGCCACCAACATACTCACACTTACCGCTGAAGAAGAGACCGAACATCTCGTCATTCCTGTCGCCACCAATACCCTCACGTTGACGGCCGCCGAAGAGACGGAACATGTGTTTGTACCGGTCGCGACGAATACGATTACGCTCACGGCCGCGGAAGAGACCGAACATCTGTTCGTGCCGGTCGCAACAAATACCGTTGATATAGTTGTGCCGACGGTGACGGAACATCAAGGCATTCTGGTCGTGGCCGCGACGATTCGTATTACCGCCGAAGAAGAAACTGAACATCTTGTGATACCGGTCGCCGTGAATACGATTACGCTCACGGCCGCAGAAGAAACCACGCATCTGGTCGTGCCGGTTACCGCGGCGACGATCATTGTTATCGCAAACGCCATCACCCTACATCAAGTCGTGCTTGTGTCCACGAATACGGTAGATCTCTCAGCATCTGCCGTGACGCTGCATCAGGGTGCGTTAATAGCAACTAATCCGATTGTGATGAGTGCAAGTGCGACCACGACGCATCTGTTCGTGCCTGTCGCGGCCAACGCCCTCACGCTCACGGCGGCCGAAGAAACCGAACATCTCGTTATTCCTGTCGCGACCAACATCATCGCGGTCACCGCCGGAGAAGAAACTACGCATGTGTTCATGCCGGTGGCGACGAATACGATTACGCTCACGGCCGCCGAAGAGTCCTTAGTGTTCATTATGCCGGTCGCGACGGGCCCGATAATCATATCCGCACAGGATATCGTCGAACATCAAGGCATTCTGGTTGCGACGAGTACGCTCACCCTCACTGCCGCCGAAGAGACCGAACATGTGTTCATGCCGGTGGCGACGAATCGACTGGACCTCACCGCACAAGATACAACCGTCTTCGTGTTCGTACCGGTCAACACCAATAGTATCACAGTTGTGGCAGGAGCAGTCACCGAGCATCAGGGTCTCTTGGTCGCCACGAATACGATTACGCTCACGGCTGCGGAAGAAACTGAACATCCGGTCGTACCCGTGGCAACAAATGCGATTGGGATGTCGGCAAACGCAGTCACGGAACATCTGACGATTCCCGTTGCGACCAACACGATTGACGTAATCAGCAATACGATAACCGAACATCTAACGATCCCTGTCGCCACCAATACGATTACGCTCACCGCGGCTGAAGAGACCGAGCATCTGTTTGTGCCGGTGGCGACGAACACCATCATCGTCACGGCTGAAAACGAAACGACGCATCTGAGTATTCCTGTTGCGGCGACGACGATTATTATCTCCGCACAAGACGTGACTACACATCTCGTTGTGCCGGTGGCCACCAATACGATTACGCTGACGGCGTCGGAAGAGACCGAACATGTGTTCATGCCGGTCGCAACGAATATTATTACACTCACCGCCGGCGAAGAAACCGAACATCTGTTCGTGCCCGTGGCGACCAATACGATTACGCTCACTGCCGCCGAAGAGACCGAACATGTGTTCATGCCGGTGACGATGAATCAGATCGACGTGACGGCGCAAGATACCACGGTATTCCTCTCGATGCCCGTCGCAGCCACCACACTGACCCTCACGGCCAATGACGTGACGGAACATCAGGGCATTCTGGTGGCCACCGCAACGATTGCTATTACGGCCGCCGAAGAGACCGAACATGTGTTCATGCCGGTGGCGACGAATACCATTACGACCTCGGTGAATGCGGTCACCGTGCATCAGGGTATACTGGTCGCGACCAATAGTATCACACTGTTTGCCGATGCCGTCACGGAACATCAAGGCATACTGGTCGCAACGAATACGCTCACGCTCACCGCGGCGGAAGAAGCCGCCTATCTGTTCATACCGGTGGCGGTGGCAACACTCATTATCACCGCACAGGAGAGCACTACACATCTCTTCGTGCCCGTCACCACCAATACACTGACACTGACGGCCGCCGAAGAAACCGAGCATGTGTTTATGCCGGTGGCGACGAACACGCTGGTAATCAGTGCTCAGACAGTGACGACGCATCTGTTCGTGCCGGTGGCCACCAATACGATTACGCTCACCGCAGCGGAAGAAACTCAACATCTCTTCATGCCGGTGGCGACGAATACAATCACGTTCACCGCCGCCGAAGAAACCGAACATCTGTTCGTGCCGGTGGCCACCAATACACTGACGGTGACCGCAGGTGAGGTGACTGAGCATCAGGGCATTCTGGTTGCGACGAACACCATTACGATTACGGCCGCTGAAGAAACCGAGCATCTAGTCGTACCCGTCGCCACGAATATGCTGACCGTTTCGGGTGGAGCGGTCACCGAGCATCTCACGATACCGGCTGGATTCAATACAATCAATATTGTTACAGGTAGCGTGACCTCTACCAGTCTGTTTGTGGTAGAGACCAACCTTATCAACGTCACAACCGCCGAAGGTAGTGTGTGTAGTGTGTATGGTGACTTTAACTATGGGTCGCAACCATATGGCTGTACGGCAGAAGAGGCGGGGGTTCTTATTCACCTCACCATGCCGATGGCGACCAATATTCTATATCTGTCGGCACCAGAAGAAACGACACACCTGAATGTCTCTGTCGCAACGGGGGCGATTGATATTACGGCGCCCGCAACAACCGAGCATCTCGCGATTCCGGTGGCGACTAATATTATTACCGTGAGCGCCGGCGACGAAACCCTCACGGTCGTCATTCCGGTCGAGCCGGCCACCTTGACGGTAAGTGCGGGCGAAATCAGTACCGCATTAACGATGCCCGTGTCCATTAACACACTCGATATTACCGCCGAGGTGGTTACTGAGCATCAGGGTATTCTCCTCGACCCTGCCGCAATTACGGTGACAGCGGAACCTGTCGCCGCGTATATCATCATTCGCGTTGACACTAATATTCTGACCGTGACGGCGGCGGAAGAAACCGAGCATCTGTTTGTGCCCGTCAGTGTCAATGCTGTGACGCTGACGAATGGTGCGGTGACAATGCACCTTGCGGTGCCGATCGCGACCAATACACTCATCCTCACCGCCGCCGAAGAAACCGAACATCTCTTCGTGCCCGTCGCCACCAATACACTGACACTGACGGCCGCCGAAGAAACCGAGCATGTGTTTATGCCGGTGGCCACGAATACGATTATGCTCACGGCGGCGGAAGAAACGACACATCTGTTCGTGCCCGTGGCGACCAATACGCTCATTCTCATCGCGGGTGAAACGACATCACATCTCTTTGTGCCTGTCGCGACCAACATCATCACGTTTACCGCTGGAGAAGAAACTGAGCATGTGTTTGTGCCGGTGGCGACGAATATTATTATACTCACGGCCGCCGAAGAGACCGAACATCTGTTCGTGCCGGTCGCAACAAATACCGTTGATATAGTTGTGCCGACGGTGACGGAACATCAAGGCATTTTGGTGGCGACCGCGCCGATTCGTATTACCGCCGAAGAAGAAACTCAACATCTCTTCATGCCGGTCGCGACCAATACAATCTCACTCACGGCGGGTGAGGAAACCGAGCATCAGGGCATTCTGGTTGAATCAAATAGGATTGACCTGACGAACGGTGCGGTCGTGGCACATCAAGTGCAGTTGGTGGACACGAACCGCATCACGCTCATCCCGACTGATACCTCAATCTTCGTGTCTGGTGTGATTGATGAGTCGGCGGTTATTGTGGTTATTGCTGGTGATGTGGTTGCGTACTACAATGCTCGTCGCGACGTAGATACGAATACCATCACACTTACGGCGGCGGAAGAACGTACCAATCTCGTCATATTAGTTGAATCGAATACCATCCGTCTAGAGATTGGTGGTATCGATATGACAGTGGTAGCACCAGCAGAGTCGATGATCGACGCGCAACTCTTTGTCGTGGAACCGAACTTCGATACGTATCTTGTGCCATCGTATTCAGAAACGACCTTTGCGGTGGAACCAAACGACGACACCTTTTACATCTAACGGGTAGGAAGGATAAATACGCATATGGCATTTATTGTTGGCACACTCACCAAAGACCCTGACGAAACCCGTCTCTACAAGATGGATTGGTCCGCGCATTTAGGGCAAGAGACAATTGCAAATTCCGCATGGGCGATTCCTGCGGGGTTGACACTTGTCGCGAACGGGATTGTTGAAGGGAACAATAAGACCTATGTCACGCTTGCCGGTGGCGAAACCGGCAAGACCTACGTCATTACCAACACGGTCTATACCAGCAACAGCCAAATTTGGCAACGCAGCGGTCGTCTTGACGTGCGGTCATAATTAGTCCTCGATGGGATGCCCGTCTCGCGAGAACTTCGACATCACCTTATCATAAAATCGCCCAAGTGCGCCATGGGCGCGTCGATACCCCGATGCGGCAAATAGTCTTTGCGACTCATAAAATGCTCGTTCTTCAGCCGTCACCCCACGTACAACCGTATTCCACTTATATGCCAACGGAATTGGAATTATTCGCATCAACGGAGTACCTGCTTTAATCAACGTTTCTCCGCGTAGCACATGCCAATACACGATGGGATTAATCTGCTGAGAAATTCGCGGGTTAATGACGCCTACCGCGGCCGTAAATCGATGCTCTTTAATATACTCTAATGGAAGGGTGAGAAGACCCCACCCCGGTGTCAGTCGAAACACCCACGGAAGATGGATTTTAATAACAGACTTCAGCGTATTTGGTGGAAGTGCCGTAGAGGGAAGACTCCCATACACCGAGGGGGGAAAAACTCCAACAGGTCGAGTGGCCGCACCGCTCGGAAGCGCCGGAAACACTTTGTCAGGTAATGCGGTGCGAGACTTAAAGGATGAGCCATCCCCATTGGTTTCAATCACAATATCACACCACGATGACACAATCCAGCCACGTTGATGCAATCCCACAATCCCAGAACACTTTGACGTGACACCTCCCTGTCGATTACTCGAATAATCTCGTAATCTAGATTCTCCTTCACGATCGGATTCCGCCATCCACGGAAGCGTAAGTTCCGTTGATGGATAGATGGGATGTATACTCTCTAAATGTGGTAGGAGCGAAATAAACGTGGCCTCGGGCACGTCCGACACGGACTTCTTAAAAGGCCACCATGACATTGGGCACGTTTGCATTCTCTACTCCTATCAACAATTCTTATTTTACGCCCGTCGAACCAAACCCACCCGTGCGTTCCGTGGTAAACCATTCCGCATCAGAAGTTACTACTTCCGTGAATAACGACACGCGGTTGCCAGGCGACGAGACAAATTCACCCTGACAGATACGCATTCCGTGGTCAATCTCTGCGGAGCAGCGGGACATATTCATGAACAGCACACAGACCTCATGACGATAATCCTCGTCAATAATACCAACACCGTTCACCAAGAGCAGCCCCTGCTTGAGTGACAGGCCCGAGCGACTATACAAGCGTAACGACTGCCCTTCAGGACACTCGACCGCCCAACCCGTTGGAATGAGATAGCGTTCGCCAGGATAGATAATAATCTTAGGCTCCGTCAACACTTTCTCGACCGTTTCATTCTTGGTGCTGTAGGCGCGCACCTTTGTGCCAATCGGAAGACATGCCGAGACATCAAAACAGGCCGATTGTGGGGTCGCATAAGTCGGAAGTTTGGCGTCGGGAGACAGAATGCGAAAACGCACATGCAACGGGCTCATACTTAAAACTCCACTCGGTTACGACAATAGGACACATGCTCACGAACTTTGGAGGTAATTTTTTCTCCACGCTCCACATACGGAATCATTTCTTTCCAAAACCGCTGGCGCTCTCGCACAATCGGTAGAGAAGACTCCATATACACCGGCACGTCGGCGGCCGGACGTGTCGAAATCTCCTTCATGTAATAGCGTTCCGCATCCTCGAAGTGTGTAATGATACCGTGAATATCCGTCACAGTCAAACCATTCCAATCAATTACGGGACGTGCTTTTCGTTTTGCCATAATATACTGTATTCACCGTCAACAAATTAACTAAACAAGTATTACGTGGTAAACAAGACCCAGCCACCAACCGCACATGCGGTTATCAGCGCGAGCATCACCAATGTGATACCCACTCGCTTAATACGACGACGAAAGCGATACCAAAAAATTTGTCGGAGAAATTGGCGTTCGTCACATGCTGATGGTGTGTAATTTGGATAGTGCATCGGCGGCCTCCACGCCTATGTAGGCGATTTACTCGATTGAAAATACGTCAGTCCAATCGCCATGACGAATATTTTGCACCATCCATCGGACAATCCAAAACAATAGCCAAAAGGCTACGAATGTCTTTACGGTATATGCCACAGGAGTCGAGGGGCTTAACACCTGAATCGACCAGAACGTCGCATAGGGAAGCCCAAGAAACCAGACAAGTCGTCGGAGTACATCAAACGCGAATTTCATTATGCTTCGTCGTCAATCACTTCGTTTTCTACCGAGGCCAAAAGCGCCGACCATTCTTCTTCGGACATCGATTCCATGGCCGTTTCCTGCCACTTCTCTTCTTCCGTGAGCGGTCGAGCATACTTTCCGCGAATCCATCCATACATACGCAGACCCGCCGTCAGGGCGAGATACATCACCCCCGTGATCACGCCCGCCACCATCACCAATGCTGTCGCTGTTGCTACCATACTTATACCATCTCCTCCATAATATCCGTATCTTCTCGTCGTAGTGTCTGATTCGTGCGCTCCCGCCATGCTAGGTCGGGTCGCACAGTTCGCGCCGCATCTTCACGCACTACACTGAGCGAACCGTCATCCTCGGGGGTGACAGGATCGTCCTGTGCCGTATCGTAGGTACTCAAGTCGCGCACAAAGTTTGGAAGGTATTCATTAGCGGGGGTTCCTACGGGAAGCGTATATCCGTCAATCGCAATCACGGGCGCATACATCAAGGCTCCCTGCGCCGTCTTTGTGGGGCAGCGAGTAATACGACCGCCGCGAGCAAGAAACATCTCGACGGTCTCCTTTACAATCGGGGCGTCTACAGCAGATGCTGAGTCGCGACGGGTGGTCGTGTGTCTCATCATGGACTAATTATAACACACGACCACCCGACACAGGTCGGATTTTTACAGGCAGTTAGCGCGATTCTTCGGTCTTACCCCGCCCGCCAACCTTGAGGGTGACGTTCGTTGGCTTTTGTGGCTCTGGGGTGGGATTCTCTTCAGGCATAACGGACTCCTTTTACTTGGACGCAGACGACAACATTGAGGTCAGCCATAGCCACACACGCTTCACTTGACCAGTGGCAACGGCACTCGCCGCAGACCATGACCCCGACTTAGTAACGAATTTTCCTACAAAATACCCGAGAATGAAACTAAGAATTTTCATAGGATCTCCTTACGGGTATTTAGGCATCGGGAGTGCTATTGCGATACCGTGGGAGGTTTTGACGCAATCGCATCCCACGCAAACCCCACATTCGCTAACGCATAGCACAGAAACGCCACCGCCATGCCCCATCGACGTTCTCGTACAAATCCATATGCGACCCATGCATAAATGCCGCTAGTCGCGAGAAGTAATCCACTTGCCATATATCACCTATGAAATAGAATCCGACGTGGGCAAAGCATACCACCGTCGCAATTGGTCCACTTCCTCTTTTGTCTGCGTCAAATGCGCCGCCATAAACAACGGCACATAATACGACCATGTAGTCAGGCGCAGTTCCTGTCGATCATCCGCCGACAATGCCGGCAACGTTTCGATGACTGACATCAACTGCTGTAAGCTCTCCAACACGGCAACCGTATCAGTACTCGGTACAAGGGCGTCAAGAGGATGCATCATGTCATTAGTATACTCGATACGACGCGCACGGTCAAGCCGCACGAGTCTGCGATTCGGTCGCCAATCGCGCAATCAAATATTCTTTGACGAGCGGCGACCGCACGATATCATCGATACCAAATTCAATCTGCGCGACGAATTTTTTTGGCATTCGATTCAATGTCTCCATGAACGGTCGCAGTCCACTGCCACTTTTTGCTCCACCGGCGGCTTTCATGACATCAGTCTGACGAAAATCGCCGCACCAGATAACACGACTCTTCGCGCCAAACCGCGTCATGATGGAATGCAGTTCCATGTCGGTCATGTTCTGACATTCATCCACGACGACCACCGCATTGTCGAGGGTGACGCCCCGAATAAACGACGTAGACCAGAACTCGACGGTGTTCTGATCCAGTAATTTTTTAAAGCCGTCGGGATGCTGCACCAATCGCGCACACATATCCCCATAGGGAAGTTGATACGCCGCCATTTTCTCCTCTTCCGCACCGGGTAAAAACCCGATGTCCCGAGTCGGCACGGCCGACCGCATCAACACGACCCGACGTTTGGGCACCATCAAGGCCTCTTGTAAGGCTTTGAACATCGCAATGAAGGTTTTTCCGGTCCCCGCCATGCCGTGTAACATAATACACGGCACCCCCGCATCAAACGCGGTACAGAACGTGCGCTGTGCGTCGGTAAGGGGTTGAATGGGCGCAAGATGTGACGAGTGAACGGCACCTTTGTAGGGAGTAGGAGGAACGGCATCCGATGAATGCTCTGCGGCTTTCTTGGTCTTTTTGGACATGAACAGCCTTTCGCGCTAAATTATACACCATCACGGTGGGTTCATGCTCTTACTCATATTTATTCGGCGCCGACCAGACGGGAGAATTTTCTTACGACGGTCGCGGTGTCACACACGCGCAGGTGCGGGCTTTCAGATCCATATACGTCTGACAATCTTCACAATAGGGGCGAAGGATGATGGGCATAAACGTCTCTCTCTGAATACGATTAGGCGCCGACGTTCCAAATCAGCGCGGGGGTGGTGGGATGATCACGACGCCAGTCACGAAAGAACGGCCAGAGTTTGGCGTCATACTCGGCCGCGGACGGATACGGGGGTGCCTCCGAAGTCTTGATGCGATTTCGAAATGCATAGGGGGACTGATACAGCAGGGCCCGACCGGCTTGCTCAGGGGTCGGTTGGTGCCCGACGATGACACCGTGGACGGTCGCCTGAGGAAACGTGGTCTGTAAGGCCCGACTCAATGTGCCGGAACTGATGACCGACCAGATATGCAGGTCGTCGGTAGCGGGAAGATGTAGCGCGGTCATCACCTGTACCAGACTCGCCAACGCCTCGGGAGTGTTCCCGCCCATCGGTAGCAATGCGCGTGTCTCAGAAGACTCAGCCACATAATCCCGTGCGCGTTTCTCTGTGACTGATAACATGCCGTTGGGCACCCATCGATAGTCGCCTCCCGCCAGCAGTCCGGCGTGTTGCAACGGATGTCGCGTGGAGGTGTCGCGATCCGCCATGAACAGCACGGCCTGTTTGCCATAGTGACGACAAACCAGCGAGAGCGCCACTTGCGCATAGCCGTGTGCGGGTGAACTGCCATAGACCCATTCGGTAATGGACGTATAGCGCGGATGATGCCCAATCAGATAGTCGAGCGCCCGACGTTTGGTGCCGCCAGGGAGCAGGTCATCCCGCACGACGAGCGTATGCGCATCGTCATCGAGGGGTTCGATCACGGGGGCGGGGTTGGGATCTTGCCAGCCTGACAACGACGGGAGAACGGATGTGGGGCGTGTGAGCGCGGGAAAGAGTTCCATGTAGACTAGTATAGCACATTGGTCTCACCGAATGGACGCATTATAGCGATCCATCTGCGCACGGAGTTCATCGAACCAGCGCGGCGTCATCTCAACCGCATTTACGAAATGCAGCCGATGCGCCCGATCTCGCTGCGCCTCGGTCGCGGGTTGTTCACCGGTCCGCACCTGTCGCGTGAACTCGCGCAACAGGCGCTGCCATCCGGAATACTGCTTCTTTCCGACAAACGCCATGAGTCGATGCACCGGACGCCACGTATCCAGCAGACTCGTCGGTCGAGGTTCGTCGCCCCAGCCATGCATGATAAAAGCCGTGCCTGACGTATAAAACTTCTGATCGATGCTATCCGTTTCTTTGCCTTGTCCCGATTTCACTTCGACATGTAGCCGCAACGACGGAACATAGCCATCCGAGATACAGCGCGTGAAGCCTTTCGCGATATTGCAAATTTCCTCGGACAACAGCACCGTGCGGGAAGGAATGTCGGTCAAATAGGTGACGTTCGCGGCGCGCATGAGATCTTCGATGAGGTCTTCTCCAGATTTGCCAGATTCTTCGCCCGCCAGTAATGCGGCCCGACTCATCTGATACTGGTCCTCTAGTGGACTGGTGCTCATTGGAAACAAATATGGGAGGTTCTGTGTGTTAGTGGGCATGACGGTAATCTCACAGCGTTTCTGTCTGGACTTCGACGGCACCACCTGATTTTTCAATCAGATTTCCGGCCGCATACTGCAATTCCTGCCGGTGCTTATCCAGCACCGTAGAGACCTTACATTTCGTGCCCGACTGACCTGCGTTTTCCCAATCAAACTGGTTCAGTCGTGTTGTCGCAATAAACACGGACTTCCAATTCTCTTCCACGGCGACTAACACAAACATTCCTTCACGCACTCCATGACCGCCTGACCACTGTGTACTGCCAGCATTATACGTAGCAAACTTGACTTCCGCCTTATCCCACTCCAGCCCGTCCTTTCCGCTGAACTCAAAACTGAGATCAAAGTCGCACGCCGTATTCGTCTTAGGCGTCTTGACGCTAAATCCATCATTCCGCAGTACCTCCGCTAAAATAACATTGAAGGCATGCGAATAGACCGGAATCACTCCCGACTGTTCAAACGAGGGAAACGGAGGAAAGTTGGTGGTCGTGCGGCGTCCCGTAACGGTCAGGGACAGGTTCGACAACGACGCGATATACTCTCGCGTCAATTCCGCGGCTTTACGCAGCCGCTCCTTCGTGAAAATGACCGACCAATCGCGATTTGGAAACTTATCCGGCACCACGTTGCCGCCGGTGTGCTTTCCTGTGACCAAGTTATGATAGTATTCAAATCCCTTTTTCTTGCCAATAAGGGACTGCCAATTTCCATTATCATAATCCTTCGGGAACTGGTTCTTCAGAATGTCTTCGTGTCGAAGAATGGTATCCAACATGACCATATTGGTCCACGACAACGCCATTCCGGTCAATTCTTCGTAGATCCCCTTGACGGACGCCAACTGAGAGCCGGTCAACTTCGCCAGCGGCCACACGCGGATCGTTGACGTTTCCGACACCTCATGCTCATCGCACCACGCTTCACGATACTGGTTAAACCGCCGAAGTTTTTGCATTGGCGTTTCCTGTCGCGTAATGTTGGACGCCTGCAACTCCTTCATGCGCTCATACGGCGACAGGGGCTGCTGCTCTTTCCGTTTCGGTGAGGCCCACACCCACGGTTCAAGTCCGTGCTGTGCGGCAAACATGCGCCAGGCTAACGTTCGGGTATTCCCTGTATCCACCAAGCCGTCCTCATAGACAATCGCCGGCTGTAACTGTACCGCAAACTGATTCTGCTTGATTGCGAAGGATTCTTCGAACTGGGGCAGTAGATCCCATACGCTCGTCGCCCAGTTTGCCGTGCCGGCGGTACCGTAGATTTGTTCATTTTCTACGCTGTGATATAAGTCATCCGCATGGTAAAACATTTTGCCATCGACTTCTTTGGTGCGCAGGGGACCAACACAGGGTTCTTTAGGAAAGGGAATTTCCGGTAGGGAATACTTCTCGTGGATCTTCGTCGGGGTCGCCTGGGTCGTACGTGCCATAATTATTGCTCCTTGTGTATATGTGTATTAGACCTCTTGGGATATCTCACCGGCGATGAATCGCTCGCCTCGATTTAGGATGGTCTAGGTCTCCGCCTCGAATGACTACTATTATAGGGGATGCGGTACGGTGATGCAAGCCCTATTTGACGGCAGGTGGGCACGGTGACACCCCTAGAGAGATTTTGATAGGGGGATTACCGTGGGGTGTGCGAGGCGTGGGTGGGTTTCGTCTACCCCTCCCCCTCAGACCCATCCACGGATCGCGTTAGTGAAGTTGAATGGAGATTTGCGTAAACTGATGATAGGGATCGTGGCCCTGCGGATTCGGGTCTGTCACCTTGACGATGCGCCCCTGTGCGCGATTCGGCAGCAGGACTTCGTATTCATCTTCATCACGCGCCATTCCAAAAATGGGAATCGCCGGATAGCCGCGGGGCACCAGAAATTCCAGAATAGTTGGCACTCTCGCTTCTTCACTATGTTCGACCGCGACCCATGGCTTGAGGGAGGCAGACGAATATCCCGCGAAGGTTAGTTGGCGACC